TTAACCAGTATGCCAGCAGCAGAATCAGCAAGTTCTGGAGAATCGGTTAATGCTTGAGCAACAAAACCACCAACAAGTGCGCCTGCAATAGCACCAGCAATTGCGCCGTAAGCCAATGTAGTTCCAATATAAGTTGTTGCTGCTTGGGCGGCAACACTCGATATTACAGCTACTGCCATCGCATAACCTCTATCATGTTTGGAATATCTTTAATGGCGATAAGTTCCACACCATTTGGCTCACTCATTATGGCCACTTTAGCGCCTAAACAAACCGCCACTGATCGCCATTTTTTCTCATGTGCGAGCCGTTGTTCCATCACCACAATATCACCAGTTTGCATATATTGATAGTCCACACTCTTAAAACTATATTGTTTAAGGTGGTCGCAAATATCACCATGCTTTTTGGCATATTTCCAAGCAGATTTTTGATCATGCCATTGGTCGGTCATTTCCGCGCGGCGATTATCACCAGTCATAATATCCATTGCACCGAGTACAAAGAGTGGGCAATCGTGTTGGCCAAATTCAAAGGCTTTACCGATCTCACCTTGCACATAATCGTGTAATTTGATCTCTGTTTCCGGTGTCATGATGGCTTACCCCATGTCACATCTTTAACTATTTCACTAGCAAACTCAAATCCTTTATCGCCTGGATAATGGATTTGATTTTCCTCATGATTAGTATGCCTGCCAGTCTTGCGGCTAAAATCTACCCAAGCATTGGTGGCACTAACTGATACGCTTGATTGGCCAGAGTCCGGATCCTCATTAATGCTGGGTGAATCCATACGACCTTCAAAGATTAACAACGGATCAACCACCAATGCCTGCGCATCATCTAAAAATGCGGTGTAAATTTTCACCGTGCGATCAATGTATGCTTTATTCAAAACACGACTGATCCATACTTGGTCAATACCGCCCAATGAAAGAGTAACACTTGAAACAATAACCTCAGTGGATTCTTCAATATCTGAAAAACCAATAAAATGACCGACTGGCTGGTATTCGTTTGCATTGTAAGTAATTGATTTATAAGCATCAGTCATATATACCGTTTCATCGTCAAAGTAAACCTCAACCAAATGCACTGGTCGGTTTTGACTTTTTTCGACCTCAGTCTGGAATGCTGCTGACGTACCTCTGTTCACTAAACCACCTCAACCAGTTTAATTTGATAAGCCACAAAGCCACCGGTTGATACGCTCATCTCTTGCGTGTCTGTGGTGAATGCCATCGTGAATGGCACATCGTTATAAGTGATCGCCTCATCGTCTGCAACTGCACTCATTAATGCTGGCTCGATTGTAAGCGATGTCGTGGCATCGGCAGTCAATGTATAAACCTTGTCATGACCGGCAAACTTAATAAAATCACCGGCTTTTAAATCACCCGTCAATCCATCGGCTGCAATGGTGGATGATCCTGCTGCGTAACCTACTGCATTGTTCACCAACAATGTGCCAGTGGCCGTGCCAGATGTGTCTTTGTAAATCGGTGGTTGATAAGTAAACGTGCCAAATTGACCTTGCTGTTTATTCGCAAATGCCCAAATCGGTGCAAACTGCGCACGTGTGAGTGGTGAATAATTAATATCCATCAACCATCTTTGACCACCACGCGATCGTGCTTGACGTTTTAAACTGTGAGTGACGCTAGTAAGTGTTGGCGCAATACCGGTAATACTGATTGAATTTGCCACCGGTGTTGTTGGATATGCGCCACTCATATTGCCACCGCCTGGCCGTTACGATTAAAGGCTTGACGGATCACACCGACAATCGTTGGCGCATTTTCAGCAATCACCATTTGTGCTGTTCTTGGATCAAGCGCATTAATCTGAGGCGAATAATTAACCACAATAGTTTGACCACCACCTTTGGTGTGATCGGTCACTGTTTCATTTGGGTGTAAGATTGCCGGGAATCCACCCTTGCCATCTACACCACCAGATCTTGCGCCTCGACCAGTATAACCACCGCCGGCAAAACTTGACACACCAACTCCATCAATCATTGAATGTCCACCGCTGCCCCCAAAGCCAAAGTCTATTCCGCCTATGGCTGCGCCAATAGCTTTATTCATTGGATCCCATATAAATCTATCACTAAGTGTTCGCCAATTGAACGTAATGCATCTTTTAAACTGGTTGTGCCTTGGATCATGCCTTTGATTGAGCCACTCACACTGGATGACATGCTTTTAAATGAATCGTTCACCGCATCGGCCGCATCGCGTGCCGGATCACCCATCACTGTCGGTAGTTTATTCATAGTGAGGGCGATTTTATCCACCATATCGGGGATGATGGAATGCCCCACCGCCTCATCTTCACCTTTTTTAAAAGCATTAAGCATACGATCAATGGCTTCCTCGGCCGGATCACCAATAAAATCGGGTAATTTTTCTGCGACTTTTTTAATACCTTTCATGAGTTGGATGATCGGCTTCATCAGTGCATCTTTAACCCCAGCCATTACTCTATTGGCAAGTTCTGCCAAACCATTCCAAATAGCCTTGACACCATCAATTGCGATGCCTAACCCTTTAAATGCAAGTGTAACCGCAGTCACCGCAACCTTAATTGTCACCCCTAATAATTGACCAACCGCTGACCAAAAGGCTTTCATATTCTCAGCTTGGCCGGCACTCTCAGCACCAAAGATCGATTCCATTAAATCATCCCATGCTTTGGTGAGTTCACCCCATGCTTGTTTGATCGGCTCTAGGGTTTTTGAAAAACCGCCAAAAATATCGGTAATAATTTTCCATGCGACTGCCAACTTCTCTTGGATCACTTTCGCGAATGCAGCAATATTTTCACCGAGTCCATTCATTGCGCCACCCGTGCCACTGATCTTTGCCATAAAGGCAGTGAGTTTATCGGTCATTTTGGTTGCCCATTCAAGCAAACCACTATTGGCCACCGCCAGTTGTAAACCCTCAAAGGCTGATTTAAGTTTTTTGATCGAACCATTCAGGCCTTTCATTTGCGTGTCGGCCATAGTTTTGGCCGTGCCGCCCGCATCTTGCAATTTGGCTTTTAACTCTTTGATCGCACCCACACCTTGTTTGGTCGATGCCAATAAGGCCGGGCCA